GCTCTTGCAAGATTTTTTGATCCATTTGTTGGTTCTGGAATCGGTACGCAACAAATGTTGGACTCTTTTGGGTTTGGTAATTATTCGCCTGGCGTGTCATTTTTAATGCAGCCGGTTTATGCAGACATGTTGCGTTTGCAAGCAATTGAATTAAATGATATTGTACGTAGGTCTGCATATTCATTCCAAATATCAAATGATAGAATCCGTATATTTCCTATACCAGTATCTGGATCATCTGGATCAGCACCTACTACGATTTGGTTTGAGTACATTAAAAAAGCAGATAGAAGTAATCCATTAAAAGGAGCTACTGGTACTATATCCGATTTTTCAAATGTACCGTACAATAATGTTATATATAAAAATATTAATAGTGTCGGTCGTCAATGGGTACGTAGATATACATTGGCATTGGCAATGGAAATGTTAGGATTTATTAGAGGAAAGTATTCTGCATTACCAATTCCTAACTCAGAAATTACATTAAATGGATCCGACCTTTTATCGGCCGGACAAACCGCCAAAGAGGCGTTAATAACAGAACTTAAAGATATACTTGATTCAATGTCTAGGCAAGCACAATTGGAAAGAAAACAGGCTGAATCTGATTCGTTACAACAACAAATTAACAAGGTACCACTTAAAATTTATATCGCATAATGGCATTATATGGATCGGCGAGAGATGCAAGTTTAATTCGTTCTATTAACAAAGAACTTATTAATAAACAAGTTGATACTGAAATAGGATATTTCAAATTAAAACTTGATTCGTCTCGTACAAACATATACAATGAAGCTGATACTAAAGTATATTATGCACCGCAACGTATAAGTTGTTTAGTTGCATTGGATGATAAAACAAGAATATCGGACGATTTTGGTATAGACCTAAACCGTACAGCACAGTTTGCTTTTCTGCGAGATACGTTAGTTGAAAGAAATTTAGTAGCGGAAGTGGGTGATATTATTCAATATGATAAAGATTACTTTGAAATTGATAATATACGAGATGGGCAATATTGGTCCGGCCGCAATCCATCAAAAGATATCGGATATACAGAAGGATTGCGCGGCGAGTTTGGTTATAGTGTATCTGTTATTTGCGAAGCACATATTACTAGACGTAGTTCATTAAATATAGAACAAGTACATACAGGCGTTAATCCTAACTTAAACATACCACGTAACATATGAGTAAGCCAAGATCAAATAAAACAGAATCGTCATTTTCAAATGATCAAGAGTTTAATAGATCTGACCAAATTCGCCGTGATAATGATACGGTTAAGACACCTGCGGTAACGCTATATGACCACGACAATGCTATTATAGATTTTATGCAATCCGTCATTCAACCTAAAGTTGTGCAGAACGGCTCAACTATTGACGTTCCGATTGTATATGCTAATGGCGAAAAGTGGGCACAAATCCAATCCAAAGGATTTATGTATGATGTTGATTCAAAATTATTAGCGCCATTAATTTCTATACGCCGTACGGAAGTGTTAGAACGAGATACATTAAAAGGGTTAGCAGTCAACAGAAATCCATCGCGCCAAAATGGCCATTATGCAGAACGCAATAGTATCACATTAGAAAATAAATATTCTGCGAATAATGCATATGATAGATTTTCTGTATTACGTAATTCTAGATTGCGTCGTGAATTATATGTAATACCTGTGCCTGAATTTGTTGATATTACATATGAAATGTTTATATGGACTGATTATCAAGAACAAATGAATTCTATTATTGAATCGCTAATACCAGTGAGTGGCTTTGCATGGGGCACTTCATATAAATTTGTTACTATGATTTCTTCAATGAGTTCTGAGACGATTAATGCAATTGGAGAAGATAGGTTAATTCGTACAACAGTATCGTTAACAACTAAGGGCGTGTTATTAGCAGAGTCAGAATTGCGCGCGACCAATTTACAAAAACAATATAGTGTTAAACGTATTTCTTTCGGCGATGAACGTGTTATCGGCGATTAACATATATTTATAACAAAGGAAAAGTTATGGCAGACGCAATTAAGTTTACAAAAGAAGAAATGGATCGTATCCAAGACTTGAGATCTCAAGGTTCAAAATTAATGTTGGAATTAGGTCAGGCAGAAGCTGAGTTATTTTTAACTCATCGCCGCATTGAGCAAATCGAAGCTGCAAAAGAACAATTAACCAACAGATATATTACATTGCAGAATGCAGAGCAAGAGCTAGTTAAAGATTTAAATTCTAAATACGGCGCTGGTTCTGTAGATGTTGAAAGTGGCGAATTTATTCCTGCTTAATAATATTTAAACCGTTAGTTTGGCTTTGTGATCCTATATTTATATGAAACCATTAATATAGGAGTAACCACATGGCAGCTGAAAAAATCGTATCGCCAGGTGTATTTACTAGAGAAATTGACCAATCACAGTTACCAGCCGCGGTTGCGGCGATTGGAGCTGCTGTAGTCGGTCCGACAGTAAAAGGCCCTGCCGGTATTCCAGTTACCGTATCATCTTATTCAGAATATGTACAACGTTTTGGAAGTACATTTACATCAGGATCTGGTGGAGATGAGCAGCGGTATAAATATTTGACATCATATGTCGCAGAACAATATCTTAAGTATGCGGATACATTAACCGTAGTACGTACATTGGACGGTGACTATTCGCATGCAACGACTGAGGTTGGTGCATCTAATGCAACAACTACTAGAGCAACAGGCTCGTTAACGATTGTAGGAACGTTTGGCCAATCGGTTGATGATGTTACAAAAATTACCGTTGCTGGTAATACATATCAATTCGTCGCACATGAATCAACGCCGCCTAGTGATGTAGTAGGAAATACATATTACTTTACAACCGGTTCAAGTACAGCGACGTTCTTGGATAACTTAGTAGCCGAAATTAACGCAGCTAACATTGGTGTTATTGCCAATGATGGGACAACGGCATTGCAATTGACTTCATCGGCATATGGATCGGAAGGCGATAACATTACAGTACAATCTGGTTCTGATGCAACGAGCTATAGTACAGTATTGACGTTGGACGGAGGAGCAAATGCCGATACAGTAGTATTTAAATTGCATACATTAGCTGACGGAGCAGATCAAAATAGTGCTGGCGCAGAAGGTACTAATGGATTGTTAACAAACGGTACTGAAAACAACTTAAGATATGAAATTAGTAATCGTAACACAAACAAAGGTACCTTTACATTAAGTATTCGTCGTGGTAATGATACTAATCGTCGTAAAGTTGTATTAGAACAATATACTAACTTAACACTTGATCCGAATGAATCTAATTATATTGGACGTGTTATCGGCGATCAAGTATATACGTTGAGAGACGCTGGCGGCACTGATCCGTACTTACAATTGTCTGGTTCATTTGTTAACAAATCAAATTTGGTACGTGTTGAAGTATTAAAAAATACATATAACTACTTAGATGAAAATGGAAGCATTAGAGATGGTTCATTAACGAGCTTGATTCCTTCTAATCAATCTGGTTCATTCTCCGGCGGAAGCGACGGGACAGTAAATCATCCTAAACAGTTTAATGAAAATATTTCAGATACAAATGTACAAGGCTTGACATTTGGAGCATCAGGGAATGCAGGATATATTGATGCAATTCGTTTATTAAAGAACCAAGATGAATATGATATTAATTTATTAGCACTTCCAGGCCTAGTAGATAACAATGCTAATCATGCTGTAGTAATTACAGAGGCATTGAACATGTGTGAAGATAGAGGTGATTGTTTCTTGTTAATTGATCCTGCATCATATGGAACTGCTTTGTCGTCAGTAACATCTGAAGCTGCTGATAGAGATAGTAACTATGCTGCAATGTATTGGCCATGGGTTAAGATTGCAGATCCAGACTTGAACAAGAATGTTTGGGTTCCTGCTTCTGTAGTAATCCCTGGTGTATATGCATTCAATGATAGAGTTGCCGCACCATGGTTTGCGCCAGCTGGTTTGAATAGAGGTGGTATTGATGTCGCGGTTCAAGCTGAGCGTAAATTAACTCAATCTAACAGAGATGATTTATATGATGCTAATGTTAATCCACTTGCTTCGTTCCCAAATACCGGAATTGTTGTATATGGCCAAAAGACATTGCAAAAGAAGGCATCTGCATTAGATCGTGTAAATGTACGTCGTTTGATGATCGCTGCTAAGAAGTATATTGCTTCTGCATCTAAGTTCTTGGTATTTGAACAAAATACTGCAGTAACTAGAAATAGATTCTTGAATATCGTGAATCCTTACTTTGAAGATGTCCAGCAACGTCAAGGTTTGTATGCATTTAAAGTTGTAATGGATGATTCAAATAACACGCCAGACGTTATTGATAGAAATCAAATGGTAGGACAGATCTTCCTGCAACCTACTAAAACGGCTGAATTCATTGTTATTGACTTTAACATATTACCAACCGGTGCTGCCTTTCCAGACTAATAGCGACGGCATATTTATAATAAAGTAAAAAGGAGTAACTAAGATGGCAGAATTACTTGATCCCACGGAAATCTTTTATACCGCATATGAACCAAAGATGGCAAATCGGTTTATCATGTACATTGAAGGTATTCCGGCATATTTGATTAAGGCTGCCTCTCGTCCTTCAATTGACCAAGGTGAGGTTATTTTAGACCACATCAACGTCGAAAGAAAGTTGAAAGGCAAGTCTAGATGGCAAGATGTAACTGTAACTTTATATGACCCAGTTGTTCCTTCCGGCGCTCAAGCAGTAATGGAATGGATTAGATTACACCACGAGTCTGTAACAGGACGTGATGGATATAGCGACTTTTATAAAAAAGAAATCACAATGAACTCTTTAGGACCGGTAGGTGATAAAGTTGAAGAGTGGACTCTTAAAGGAGCGTTTATTTCATCTGCAACGTTTGGTGATATGGATTGGGCAACTGAGGACCCAGTTAATATTGAATTGACACTTAAGTATGATTATGCGATATTGCAATTCTAATTGTTAATTGATAATTGTCATTGAGAATTAAGGAATCCCGCTTCGGCGGGATTCTTTTTTTACATATTTATATAAAAGGTAAATGCAATGGTTAAGATTGATGTACGGTCGATTATAATTCTAGTATTAATAGCTATAATCGTTCTCATGCGTAAATGTAATAATGTAGAACCAATTACTGAAACGCGTGTAGAAACTAAAACGGTTATTGAATATGATACTGTGCATATTGAACATACGGAGTATGTACCTAAGTATTATGAAACAATTGTTACGGTAACTGATACCGTACCAGCATCTGTAGATACATTATCTATCTTAAAAGACTATTATACAAAAATATATTACCAAGATACGATTGCATTAGATACGTTAGGATATATTGTATTGAACGATACAATTACACAAAATAGAATCTATTCTAGAGCAATTGATCCTAGCATTCAAATACCTATTATAACAAATACTATCAAAGAAACCGTATACATTAATAACAGAGAAATATATGCTGGTCCGGTAGTAAACTTTAATTCTAATGGTGTTAATTTTGTTGGCGGTAGTTTGTTATTAAAAGATAAGCTAGGACATAATTTCTATTCATCAATAGGGTTTGATCGAGATTTTAATGTAACATACCAAGTAGGCGTAAATTGGAAGTTACAGAAAAACAAGGACTAAGTTCGTATAACTTAGCTTTTGCCATATTTATAATAAAGTTATTCAGGAGAAATAATGCCAACAGTTAACGACGATTACCCAAAAAAATCCACTATGACAGACGAAGAAATGAAAGCAGCTGCAATTGCGCAGTTCGAAGCTAAACAAACGGCTGCTAGCGAAAAGGTACACGACTTTCCTACGGAGATAGTTGATCTACCATCGAAAGGTGTTCCATATCCAGCTGGCCACCCATTAAAGTCTGGCACAATTGAAATGAAATATATGACTGCTAAAGAAGAAGATATTCTTACAAATCAATCGTACATTAAATCGGGCGTGGTATTGGATAAGTTATTTAAATCTTTAATTGTTACTAATGTAGCATATGATGATTTATTATTGGGTGATAAAAATGCAATTATGTTAGCAACTCGTATATTAGGTTACGGTAAAATGTATGAGACTAAGGTCAATACACCATCTGGTAATGAACAAACTGTAACAATTGATTTAACGGATCTTAAAGAAAAAGATGTTGATTTCGGTTTGTTAAAAGATGGCCAATTGGCATACGATTATGAATTGCCGGTTACTAAGCGTAAGATCAAAGTACGATTATTAGATCAGCGTATTCAAAACAAGATTGATGCCGAAATCAAAGGTTTGGCAAAACTTAAAAAAGATGCATCTGCCACCACTATGCTAAAACATATAATTGTAGAGCTAGATGGCAATACGGAGTCCGGAGTTATTCGTAAATTTGTTGATAATGAATTATTAGCGATTGAGTCCCGTGCAATTCGAAACTATTTAAAAAGTATCACACCGGATATTGAGCTACGTACAGAGGTGATTGACGAGGAGACGTCGGAGCCCTTTCGCTGTGCAATTACCATCGGATTGGACTTTTTTTGGCCTGACCTCGAAGTATAAAGTACAACTTCAAGAGCAAATATTTGACTTAGTTTATTACGGCAAAGGCTTTTCGTATACTGATGTACGTAATATGCCAGTTTATTTACGTATATTTTATATAAGAAAAATATCTAAACTATTTGATGATCGACGTAAGGCTGATGAAAAGGCGGCGAATGCAATGCGATCTAAAATGCGTAAAAAATAATATTCATTGATATTTATACAAAAGGTATACTATCAAATGAATAAGCTAGAAAGACGTGCGTTAGAGCAAATTAACATGAATGAAGGCGTGTTAGCATCAATTGCAAAATTGTTCATGCGTCGAAAAATTAAAAGCCGTTATAAAAAGGCATATAAACTAGCTAAAGACGACCCGGAACTACAGTCTGCATTAATAGATTTAGAAAATCATCATGAACGTCTTAATGACATAATGAAGTCGTTGTGTAGTAGAAATCCCGATCACCCTAGATGTCAGAAATAATGAGGTCGTAAATGGCTGATGATAAGAAAGATGAATTAAAGGTAAAGCTGCAAAAGCAGTGGAATGAACTACGTCGCATAGGCGTAGATACCGATGAAGAGTATGTAAAGAATCAAGAAGATATATTAACATTAACAGCGCAACAACTGCAATATCAAATTAAACGAAATAATGAATTGCTAAAGTATAAGCGTGATTCAAAAGAATTAGTCGGTATTACGAAACAAATACGTGATAACGAATATGAGTTAATAGATATAACAGCAAAACTGCAACGTGGTATAAAAGGTAATAGAGAAGAATTAGTAGGAATTGGAGATACTACGGCAGATTTAGTTAAAGCTCAACTTAAATTATTAGCTCATCAAAAACGTACTGGAAAAATTACTGCACAACAATATGAAGACCGCGGTAGAGAATTATTAAAGTTACGGCAAATTGCTCAAGCACAGGAAACGATTGCTCGCCAAGGCGATGCTTTCGCAAATGTATATAGTCAGGCTTTAAACGAAGCCGAAAACATGGCATCCACAATTGAAGCTCAATTCTCTCAAATTCCAGGCGGCGGATTGTTATTTCAATATTTAGGCGGTGATAAACTTGCATTACAATTAAAAACGGCCGTGTCTGCCGGTTTTGGTAATATGGCTAAAGCCATGAAGGCTGGATTAGGCCCGTTGCAAGCCTTACGTGCCGGTATGGCAGCTTTTAATGCTACAGTGATGGCAAACCCCGTATTGCTTATCGTTGCTGCTATAGGTCTTGCATTAATAGCAATAAAAAAATTAGTAGATTTTGCAGCAGATTTTGAAAAAGAATCTCGTGAAACCGCAAAAAATATGGGTGTTACTGTAGCACAGGCGACACAGCTAAGAAAAGAGGCTATGGCTACATCAACTGAATTTGGTACACAGCTAGCTCGTACAGAAGATATAGTCGCAGTTCAGCAGGAATCTGCAAAGGCATTTGGTACGACAGCTATGATGTCGGCTGATACTGCACGTAACATAGCCGATATAGGAAAGTCATTTGGTTATGGTGCTGAACAGGCCGCAAAGGTAAATACAGCATTTGAGACAATGGGTGCATCGTCAGATCAGGCAGTGACTATGCAACGAGAATTAGCAGCTGAATCTTTAAAGGCCGGCGTTAATGTTGGAGCTGTTACTGCTGACATTGCTGAAAATGCAAAAAGTACAGCAAAATATTTTGGCGGCAATGTCAAGGCCATGGCAAAGGCCGCGGTTGAAGCAGCTAAAATGGGCGTGTCGTTATCGACAATGAGTAAAGTTGCAGATAAGCTTTTAGATATAGAAGGTTCATTAACAGCACAGTTTGAGTTCCAGGCATTGTCCGGACGCCAGATGAATTTGGATAAAGCTCGTCAATTGGCATTAGAAGGTGACATCGCCGGCGCAACAAAAGAAGTTATGAGCAACGTTGGCGGCATTGCCGAATTTAATAAAATGTCAATGCTTGAACGTAAAAAGTTAGCAGAAGCGACAGGCATGGAAGTCGATGAGCTTCAAAAATCATTGACAATACAAGAAAAGTTAGGTGATCTTACGGATGAACAAAAAGCAGCCATGGCAGGTTTAAATTTATCCGCAGCAGAATTAAACGACTTATCAGCCGAAGAATTGCAAACAAAATTAGCGCAACAGCAGGCTGCAGATAAATCGGCAAAAGCATTTGATGATTTAAAAACAGAATTGGCAAGTGCATTGTTACCGTTAGGCGAAGCGTTAATGCAAGTATTTTCATTGCTTTCTCCTATTGTTAAAATTTTAGGAAAAACATTAAAAATAGCATTTACTCCACTTAAAGCTATAACTAAAGCGATTTCAGGCATTGTTGACGCATTCTACGGCGTATATGATGCTATTAGCATGATCTTTAGTGGAGATATCACCGGAGGCTTTAAAAAATTAGGTAAGACTATAATAACTAGTATGTTAGCACCGTTGCAAATTGTATGGGATGTACTCTCCGGTGTTGCAAGTACATTCGGCTTTGATATAGGCGCTGATTTAGGCGGTATGGCTAGTAGTGCACTAGGACTAACGCCAGTAGGCGATTTATCAATGCCTTCCTCTGGCCCAATCGTTTCTTCACCTAGAGAAGGTGCAATATATCAAGGAACGGCAAATGATGATGTTGCAATGGGGCCTGGTGTTGCAAATGGGTCCGGCGGCAATTCAGCTGTGGCATCTGCACTAGCAAAACAAAATGCATTATTGCAGCAAATTGCATCTGCATTACAAAATCCTCCTCCGGTACAAATTGGACAAAAAGTTATATCAGAATTATCGTCAGTATTAGATGTAGAAAGATCATACAGGAATTAATAAATGCCTTTATCAGATTTAAAATCAGCATATTCTTTTTACGAAAAAGTTCCGCCTGGCTTTAAGCCTAACACATCCGTTGAACAGACTGATTTTAAACTTAATGCTAACGGTACAATTTCTACTAATGCAAATGGATATTCTAATAAAGGGTCTGCCGTTTCTTATAATCAAATAACAACTAAAGATTCATTTACAATTGCAGGCCAAGGCAATGCATCTAGAATAAATCAATTAGGCTCAGGTACAAAGTTTCCTATAGGACCGAAAGGTCAGACGCATACATTCGATATTACACGCACTGGGTTTAATACATCAAATAGATACGAAGATGTATATAATAATTTATCATTGGCAGGATTAGCAGACACATATACAGCTAATTCCCCAATTGATGATATGTACAATCGTTTTAATGTACGTGAAGATGCATTTAACTTAATGCCATATGCTAAAGAGCCTTATATATTGAGAGGTATACAAAGAGATGGTTCGTCTGATCCACAAAGGTATTCTATTTCAGGCATGCCAAGCGCAGAAATTCCACGCGGAGGTGTTATAACGTCTGTACAACGTATTGCATTAGATGCTGTACGTATTGGTAAATTTTTAATAAAACCGTCTGGCTTATTGTTTTTAGGTAAACAGTCATTATTAGGACTACAAAACCCTGATCAGGAAACGAGGCTCGGCGCTAATAAACCAATATTAACTAAGTTGGCATATAATCCTGCTTCGTTATTATCTCAAAGCTTTATACGTATTCCTAGACTTTTCAATGTACAAGGAGTACAAATTCGTTATAGTGATAATGTCGGCGCGCGTAACGACGAAGAATCAACAAAATTTAATCGTTTAGCAAAAGGTGATTCTAATTTTAAACTTACAACCGAGTTCAATACAGCACCCGAATCTTACGTAGCGCAACGTACAATAGATGATATAGATGTAAATCTAAAAACTCAGATCAATGATGAATCATTTGAATCAAAGATATTTAAACCAGCCCCCGGCCTAGGCAAAGACCTTCCAAATGGTTATGGTACCGGCACTTCAAAAATTGACCGGTATCGTTCTATTACATCTTATTCTGTAACGCGTGATCGTGCTAAAACACGTAGTAATTCTAAAGTAGATATAGATTTTTTGACGGGCGAACGGTTTACTGATGTGCAACAAGAATATAACAAAAACGTTCACTCCGGCGAATTAGTTGAACTAAAAATTGGCAGTACAAAATTTAAAGCATATATCAGTTCTTTATCGGACGGTGTTGAAGCCAATTGGTCCGGCGAACAAGATCAAGGTCGGGCAGATCAACGATATATGTATACTGGGTACCAGCGTGATATATCACTAGGTTTTATGGTTGCTGTGGAAAAATCGACTGAAATAAATTCTTTATGGAATAAGTTAAGTGCGTTGGCCCGAAAAGCTTACCCAACGTATAATACGTCGGTAGGTTATTATGCTAATCGCACTTCTTTAACATTGGGCGGCTTATACAAAGGCATGCCAGTTATTTTAACAAGTATATCATATGATTGGGATACAGAGACGCCATGGGCATTGCCGGCATCTACAACGGAATATCCATACAATATGCGGTCCATTACGAGTACAGAAACCACTGTCGGTAATAGTAAGCCGTTATATACAAATGTACAGTGCGAGTTTATTTATATCGGATCTGGGTTAACTGATTCTAGTACGCCATTTTTTGCTACAAACTCATCTGATATAGTATTTACAGATCAGCCGATATCTGTAGAAGATCAAGATGATTTTGAAGGTCAAGGAGTTGCATGATAAATAGATATAAACATACAACGACAGAAAACAAAAGATACAAAACTGCACGATATAAAATTCCTAATCCGTCTAGTGAAGATGTATATATTTTTTCTAGATCTGGCGATCGATTAGATTTGATAGCTCAAGAATTTTATAAAGATGCTAGGTTATGGTGGATTATAGCAGAAGCTAATAATTTAGGAAAAGGGACATTTGCCGTACCAACAGGTTTACAGATTCGTATTCCTAAATATGATCAACGACAATTCGAAGACTTATCTGATGCTGCAAATAAAGAGAGATAACGATGGGGTTATTTTATAGAAGTGTCGACCAATCTGTTAAAGACTCGATTGAAAATTTTAAATCTTTGGGTCGTATTAGGCCAACTGCATATGCTAAAGTTACTGGTAAAGGTTATAATGGAAACGGCCCAAATGTGACGTTGCCGTATAAAAATACTGTATATGAAGACTTTCGGCCAAAACCGTCATTACAAGGTATAGAAATATCACTCGAAGGGGATGCCGGCTCTCTCCGTCGGTCATCGGCAAAATTTAAGTGTTATACCTTAGCTCAGTTCGATGATTTGCATGAAGCAATGTTAAAGCCAGGCTGCCATGTTACATTAGAATGTGGATATGCATCACCAAATCCACCGGTAGATCCTTTAACTGTTGATGCCGTCGTTTATGATTTTAGTTTTAAAATTAATCGTGATAATTCAGTTGACTGCGAGTTTAAAGCGGTCGGTCAAGGTACGCCGATGGAAAGTACATCTTTATCCGGCGGCACATCGACTTTTGCAGCTAGTAAACAAAATTTGCAATTTGTTACTAATTATGCTTTGTTTAACGAATCAAAACCTGTACAGAGTATTATCGATTATGCAGATTATGTATGCCAAAATGCATTAGCTCCAGGCGCTAGCGGATTTTCGCCTGCCCATGGATCGGGGTTTCAATCCGAAGGTATGGAAGCAGGATTTTCAATAGTATTGCCTGATGGGTATAAGTATCCGAGCTCGGTTATTAATACTGGCACGTTTAATGAGCAACGTACGAATTATTTTACTTTTGGATTTTTAATTGAAGTAATAAACAAGTGGTGTGAAAATGCTACAAAGAAAACAGTAATAGAGTTTAATACAGAATCACCAATTACTTCGTTATCAAACGATTCTGGGACTATTAAGTTAAAAAGTATAGACCCAATGAGTGTAGTATGGTTACATCCTAAAGGTAGTGCAATAGGAAATGCGCAAGTCAGCGATAATAACTACGGCGGCATGGATACGGCGCCAACATCGGTATTGCGGTTTGATGATGTAACAAACATTGCCGGCTTGCAGATTGCATCTGGTTTTGAAAATATTTTATTTTGTCGAGAATTTTTACGTGAAATTGAATCAGAATCCTCTAAGACAGTAGAAAAAAATCAACCGCCGCAGCTATTAGTACGAGATTTTATTGAAAAATTATTAGCACGTATAAAATCAGCATCATGTGGCATTTACGATTTATCACTAGTAGCTGACCCAGATGCGGAGAATAATCCTGCTATCGGCAAGTTATTGATTGTAAATAAGCGAGAAGTATCTGCAGATACAGTAACTCCATTAGTGTTTGATGTACTACAAGCCGGCGGCGACGGCATTACTAGAGACTTATCACTTACCGGTAAAGTTCCCAAAGACATTCAGTCAGATGCATTTACAAAAGGAACTGGTACTACAATTGAATCTAATGATGCAAATGCTTTAGCGGCAATCGATGAACAAACTGTAGAATCGCCACCAGCACCTAACTTATCAGCTGCACTATTAGCTGCAGATAAAAAGGCATATACTGATGATTTTAACCCTGAGGCATTTAGTGGATATAAAGAGTTATATGGTCAATTTATAGCATCACAAGATGCTAGCAAACAAGTTAAGACTAATAAGATTGCAGCAATATATCCATTGGAGATGAATATTACATTAAATGGTATAAAAGGCTTTAAATTTGGCGATTTAGTGACAGCAAAAAATTTACCAGCGATATATCGTAACGCCGCCGGCGGATTGCGATTAGCATTTACTGTAACGCGGATAACACATACAGTTGATAATAATGACTGGAAAACATCACTAACAACAACATGTAGATTACAGCCGGAGTAACATGCAACGTCCAATATATTCACCATCAAATAAACTACGTCAAAGTTATACTCAAGGAAAAGAATATGCTACAGCTGACGATCGTTTAGAATATATAGGGCCATATCATGTGTACCCGAACGGTGCTGTATACACAGGAAATAAGCCTTCAAAGTTTGATAAAGAACTAATTAAATATACAACCGTATTTAATGACGAAAACACATCTAGATATGCTCAAATAACAGGCCGTCAATATAATAATCATACTGCACCAAAATACTTTTATCCAAAACCGACAGATAAAGATTATCAGGCAGGGTTTATTGAAAGATATTTTATACAGAAAAGAAATGACCGTAGCCTAATATATGAGGTTTCGCTTAATGATTTTCGTAATATCAATTCTCAAAATAAACAAGGTATTAATAGCCAGTTATATTCAGAGTTGCGATTGAAATGGCTTCTAGTTGGTTCACTTGATAATGTATTTGCTACAAATAAACGTGTTGTGACGGCAAATGAACAGCGTATGCCAGGTATAACTAGATACCTTTCTGATTTTACAGAATTTTCTAAATAATTTGTCAACATGAAAATTATCTCTTATATTTAAGAGATGATAGTTGAGACTAACGAAGAGTTTCAGATTGTAAAAGATGCAGTAGCATCCGGCGATTCATTTTGGATACCGATGTACTCGGATGTCTTTCGTCATTATATGCATAATGATATTAGCTTTCTATACATATATTCAATATCGGAAGACAGAGATTTTATTATATCTTTCCGTCATATGGACTGCATTAGCCATCAAAGAGAACGTATACACGAACTAGTAAGTGACCATGATATCTTTGTATTAGCTAAAAAGCGATTCTGTTATTTCTATCCGCATTCGTGTATAGATGCCGATATGATTGCATGGTGGCAGACGCATAAGATGTTACCACTAGATAATACAAATACGGCTGCTCATGAGGCATGGAATCGATGGTGGTATAACGAAACGAATACAAATGATTGGCTACCTATTACTCGTCATATTGAAAGATGCATATCAATGCGCAGTAAGTTTATGGATTCGTATCAAACGTTTACAAAAACACCGGCCTTTGATCAATATGAACATTTAACTGTGGATAACTTTTATGCAATTGAGACATCAGGCATAACGGTTAACAGAATGATATTTGAAGAAAAATTAAAATTAGATGCTTTGCAAGGACATAGAGCATTTACGGAATACAATTTATATACAGTCACCGGACGTCCTTCGAATAAGTTTGGTGGCGTTAACTATGCCGCATTAAACAAAGAAGACGGCAGCCGATCAGCATTCATAAGTAGATTCCGCCGCGGCATTTTGTTGGAAATGGACTTTGATGCATATCACGTTCGTTTAATTGCGGACATGATCGATTACCAGTTACCAAATGGGTCAGTTCACGAATACTTTGGTAAACAGTATTTTGGTAAAGAGCAGTTATCCGAGCAGGAATATGAAGAAAGTAAACAAATTACATTTCGTCTATTGTACGGAGGTATTGATGATGATTTTGCAAAGATTCCATTTTTTGGTAAGGTACGGACGTTTATAGGAAATACATGGTCTGAATTTAAAAAGTCTGGTGTCATATATACACCGACATTAAAGCGACCCATGTACAAAGATAAGTTACCAGATATGAATCCAAATAAGTTGTTTAACTATATTCTACAAGCAACTGAGACGGAACGCAATATTCAAGTGATATCAAATGTAATAGAATACTTGCAAGACTTTAAAAGTTTATTAGTTTTATATACGTATGACTCATTGTTATTTGATTTTGACCTTAATGACGGCGGTAATGTCGTTACCGATTTAATCGATATAATTTCGGAAGAAGGGAAGTTCCCAGTTAAAATCAAGGCCGGCACTAATTATAATTCGATGAGGACGATGAATCGTTAATCGAGCCAATATTTATATAAAACTAAAAAACTATTATTACGCATGGATACGGAAAAAATTATAAAAGAATGGTTTTATCGACTACCAAAAGGTTATGCCGAAGCTCCATACAGTACTCATGAGTTAAATGTATTAGACGAGGTGATGTCAGAGTTTGGCGTGCCGGCTACAAATGTGGATATGATTATAGAAGCATCGGGCGATAAAGCAGATATAAAAGATTTAATTGCTAACACTGAATTTACTGATGAAGAGTTAGATGAGCTAAAGTCATTTATAGTATCAATTGGATACCGTAAAACGCTTGTTCCTTATTTAACATCGAAAGGAATGGTACCAAGTGCGTATCAATTAGGAAATAGAGCAGTTAAAGTAATATTCAATCGTATAGCGCAATTACCGAATGTGGTAGATGTACTTAAATATTTTGAATCGCCTCCTAACTTGACAATAAGTTCAACGCCGTTTAAAGGAAATATCGTTGACCAATCTGGATTGTCAGCTGAAACAATAAGTGAATTGATGCAGATACAACCAGGCGCCGACTCTGGCGGCAATTCTACCGGTCCTGCAGAGATTGCATTGGCATTGCTGTTTGCTAATGTTACAAACAAACAAGGCGGCGGCGATTTAGAAGTCGACGGACGTACATTAGAGGTAAAAGGAAAAGAGGCAAGACTAGGTTCACAGGCACGTGGTAAGAAATCATTAGAATCGTCATTTATTGGTTATTTGTTATATCTGATTAATCAAAATGGCAAAATTTCTGATGAGGATTATGATCAATTTATGGACGATACTGATCATACAAATATAGCAATTGCTATACGAGATTTTTATGAATTATTATCGAATGCCGGCAGCGATGAATCTTTTATTGTAGAAAATATACAAAAAGGCATCGCCGGTATTTTCTTTGAAAATAAAAGCGTGACTACAAAGTACATTAATTCTAATACAGATTTTACCGATGCAAATAAAATTATGAAGCAAATGGTAAAGATTAACTTAGAAGCATATATGGAAAAAATTAAAGTAGATAGTATTTTATTCCATTTATATCGTCCTAATAAACAAAACTTTGACTTTGTTATTATCGATAAGGTAGATATTGAGACAGCTGTAGAAGATGGGACTATACGGTTGGGGTCAAAAAAGAAAGAAGGGAGTTTCTTTTGGCATGATACCAATCCAGGCGTGGTATTAAGTTTATGAGGAGAGGTGTAGTGAAGACACAACTATTATGTACATTTGCACATAGAAAAGATTTAGACTTGATAGTCGATTACGTTTCATCTGCTTATACAATTACAGAACGGCGTATGTTTGTATTCTGCAATGATGATAGACAAGATGACTTATACGTAACGTATAACGTCGAGCCTGATGATTATCGCAAAACACCGAATACAATTATGATTCACCGCAAAAAGGAGACAAATACATTGTATACGGTAAATGCACTAAATACCGTTATTCGGTTTGAAAATGACGGCGTTTTAGATAAACGTTTTCAAATTAATTGGAATCGTTATCGTAATTCGTTAATTTTAAGTGATGATGGTGAATTACGTCATATTTATTTAAAAATGGTTAAAAAAATATCGCTATGAATTTAAAAGCAGAATACAAAAGATTATTTGAAGGCAGGCAAAGAAGTAATGATATGCAACTTCTTAGAGAAGCGGTTGAGTTAATGCCAGTTCAATTCAAAAACAAATCAATTGAATCTATATATGGCAAGGATGATTATCGTGTAGGCTTTCAAGGAAATAAATTATTCGTTTCAGATAAACGTTATTCTAAAGGCAAGCCTATCCATGTTGCAAAGATTGAATGGTCATATATAGAAGGATCTAATCGATTATATGGCATATATTTGTATGAACCCAACAAGACTCAGTGGACAATAAAACTTTCCGGTTTCCGGGCTGATGACGTATGGGATGATATAGCAACTACTGTAGGGTTTAAAAATGGCCGAGATGCTTATTCAAAAGCTAATATAAAAACAACTAGTTCAGATATGGATGTGTCATGATACGAATGAAAGATTTACTTAAAGAAGCGGATGCCAAAGCTGCTGATTCATTTGGAACATTTTTTGTAAAGATGTTAGCAGTACGTGATCAAGCGCATGTATATCATTGGCAAACGGAGTCGTTTGCGCAACATAAAGCCTTTGGTAAATTTTATGAAGAGTATCTAGGGTTAGTAGATGAAATTGCAGAAAATATTATGGGTGTTAAAGAAAGACCAAAAATTGGTAAGGCGACGATTATGTTGGAAGACTATTCTGATGAAGCCATCAAATCATATTTGGAAAATGCTAGAAAGCTATTTACAGATGAGTTACGGTCCATTGTCGATGAACAGTATAGCGGTATATTTAATTTGGCGGATGAAATCACGTCGCTAATTAATAAAATGCAGTACTTAATAACATTAAAATAACAACTGAAAACTTTTTTTACTTTTCTCTTTGACGAAAGAGAGATATTACTTATATTTAAGAATTATTAATTAACCACTTAAAAGGATAAACAAATGGCAATTGATTTAGATGCAATCAAAGCTAAGCTTAACAAGCTGCAAACGACGACCACTCGTCAAAACAATTTATGGAAGCCTGAGCCAGGCAAGCAAACCGTTCGAATCGTTCCTTATCAACACGATCGTGCGAATCCA